AGTTCTGCCCAAATGGACAGTTGAAGTTTGGCACTACTTCAGCGGGTTTACAACAGGTCAAGACCCTTGTATAGTAACAGAAATTTATAATAGCAGTGCCATAAACTTTACTCTAGGCTGTATTGACGGTAATGATGACGGTATAAATGCCGCATGGTTTAATGGTGGTAATTGGATTGGATCGGGCGCGGCTTATCCATTAACAGCTGGCCAGTGGTATCAGATAGTGGGAACTTATGATGGATCAACACCTAAGCTATATGTTAACAACACACTAGTGGGCTATGGCACAGGCGGTGGTGGCAGAGCTTGGCAAAGTGGTTACGGTATTAGATTAATGCGTCGCTGGGACAACACAGACTACTGGGGCGGCAAGTTGGCTATAGTTAAGATCTACGATGGCGACATCGGATCCACTGGTGTGGCCAACAGCTGGACAGCCAACAAGGCTAGATTTGGTTTGAGTTGATGATTACTCTAAGACCTGCGGCTACACGCGGTAATCCTAGAGCACCTTTTATCAACAGTTACCGCACATTTAGTTTTCCCTCTTACTATGATCCACGCTACTTAAACTACAGCGACCTACAGACCATCAATGATGATCGTGTACAGTACGCTTGGCAAGTGCCCTGGCATGAACACAAGAACATGGAGATCTTTGGCTATGTTGTAGAAGGATCTAGCCATCATGTGGACAGTTTGGGCAATGATGTAGAAGTACCCGCTGGAGCAGTACAGCGTATGACCTGCGGACGTGGTATTAGTCATACAGAGGGCAACACAGCCAATACGCCTAATCGGTACTTACAGCTATGGATCCGTCCTAATGTTACAGATACAGAACCCAGTCATGCTTGGCACCAGTTTACCCGTGAAGATAAACTCAATAAGTTCTGCGATATAACTGCCAAGTTACCTATTAAGCAAGATGCTAGGCTATTAGCTGGTATTTTTACAGAAGATTACAGTTATAGTATAGATGCCGATAGACACTATTACTTGTATGTTGTTACAGGAACAGCGACCATAAATAACTTAGAATTAACAGAAGGTGACGGGCTCGCGTTTGAACAGGAGTCTGTTATTGATATTTCAAATCCCCTAAACACTGAAATTATTGTGTTTGATTTGCGATAAATATCTAAAAGGTACAGAACAATGTCAGAGCCGAGACTTACAATTAAACCCGGAGTAACAATTAATGCTGGAGTTACTCTTAACGGGTATATTCCTACCAGTTTAACTATCACTAGCGATATGCTAACCAATGGCGGAGTAGAAGCAGGATCATTTAATTTCGTTGGCATGGGCGGTAACCCAACAGGGTTTACTATAACTGATCCAACTGGCACTGGTGTAATGCTAGCATTCAGCGGCGCCGATGTTTTGTGGGCTAGTATTAGTAGCACAGGTTATGACACTGGGTACATATGGACAGCTAACTGGGCGGCGGGCAGTACAGCTCTTAATACCCCAGTTGTTATGTATGTTGGTGCCGCAGGCAACTATTCTGTAGTATTTTATGTGCTAGATCCTTCAGACAGCACCTATGCCACAGGACTAGCTGGAACATTTAATTTTCCAGTGACATTTACAGCAACTAGTACCCTAGATACTAGCCCTACTCCAGGATAAAAAAAATATTATGGCAACATTACCACCCCCAGTTCCAGCACCACAAAAGTGGAAAGACAAGGCCGAAGACTATAAAGGGTTTGCTAATCCTTTAAAACCTCCCAGTCAAAAGTAATCCCTTAAAAACAATAAATACTACATCGGTATATACTGATATAGAATTCCTCGCTATATAGCGGTTTTTAAAGGGTGCCACATGGCTACAGCGCCAAACGTTGTTAAATTTAAACGAAGCTCGGTTGCGGGTAAAATACCACAAACGACAGACTTAAATCTAGGTGAACTAGCCCTAAACACCTACGACGGCCGCATATACCTTAAAAAATCCGTAGCAAGTGTAGAAACAGTAGTAGCGATTGAACAATTACCCGATAACCTAAGAGGGTATATATTTCCAGCTACTCAGGGCACTACTGGGCAAGTTTTAGTTAGTAACGGGGATGGTACATTATCTTGGGAAACTACTAGTGCTACTAGTAGCGGTACAGTTACTTCAGTAAGTGTTGTAAGTACAAATGGATTTGCTGGATCTGTAGCAACAAATACAACAACTCCAGCGATAACAATTCAGACCACTGTTACTGGATTGTTGAAAGGCAATGGCACTAGTATTAGTGCGGCATCTGCAGGTACTGATTACTTAGTATATGGGTCATTAAGTGTTGGCTCTCCTAATTCAGCAAGCGGTAATGGATCAATTAGTTATAGTAATACAACTGGTGTATTCACATATACACCACCGGATTTAAGTTCATATGTAACTAGCACAAGTCTAAGTTCTACATTAGGATCATATGTAACTAGTACTAGCCTAAGTTCAACCCTTAGTTCTTATGTAACTAGTTCAGCATTATCTAGTACACTAAATTCATATGTAACTAGTACTAGCCTAAGCTCAACATTAAGCTCATACGTAACTAGTTCAACATTGTCAAGTTATAATTATATTACTCTTACATCGTTGAGTATGGATACCCCCGGTGCCGCTAGTGGCAGTGGCAGTGTAACATACAGCAACACTACGGGTAAATTTAAATACACTCCTCCAGATCTAAGCTCGTACGTAACTAGTACTAGCCTGAGCTCAACATTGAGTTCATATGCTACACAAACTTATGTTACAAGTCAGGGATTTATAACTAAAAATTCCATAAGTGTTGGCACTCCAAATAGTGCTAGCGGATCGGGGGATTTTAGTTATAATTCATCTACTGGTGTATTCACATACACTCCGCCTAATTTAACATCGTACTTAACAGCGTCTAGCACACTAGATGCTAGCAAACTATCAGGAACTATTCCTAGCACAGTACTTGGTAATAGTTCTATCTATATCGGAACTACAAGTATACCATTAAATAGAACTAGCAGTAGTATTACTCTAAATGGAACAAGTATCGATGGCAACGCCGGGACGGTAACTAATGGTGTTTATACTACAGGTAGTTATAGTAATCCAGCATGGATCAGTAGTTTAGCCTATAGCAAATTAACAGGTGCTCCTACATCATTAAGTGCATTTACTAATGATCCAGGATTTGCTACAACTGGATATGTTGATACCTCAGTTGCAGGTATTGTAGGTGCAGCACCAGCACTATTAAACACATTAAACGAATTAGCTACTGCTATTGCCGATGATCCCAATTTTGCCACTACAATATTAAATGCTTTAGATAATCGTGTGCGTTTTGATGTTAGCAATCAAAACAAAACTAAAACTGAACAAGCTAATGCTAGAATTAATATTGGTTTAGATGATGCTACAATTTACTTCCTGTCATACATGTTTGGATAAGTAATAGTATGAAAGTCACAGAAATCCTTACAGAAAGTCTAGAAAAGAAAGATACTTATAAGATCTTATTAGATTTTATTCGTTTTGCCGCTGAAGATTTAAAATTAAAATCATTACCTAAATTTGACTTTAAATTTGATACTGACCGTGCTGTTCAAAACAAGAGTTTTGGAGGATATGGTGGGGAACATATTAATATCACTGTTAAGAATCGCCACATTATGGACGTATGCCGAACACTAGCACACGAGCTTGTACATTACAAGCAAGATCTAGATCATGAGCTTGACGGACCTAATCCCGGCGCTACCGGTAGTCCCCAGGAAAACGAAGCCAACGCTCGTGCCGCTGTGATTATGCGCAACTGGGGCAAGAAGCATCCAGAATATTTCGAAAAAGAAAGTATTAGTTAATAAAAAAAGGGCTCTAAGAGCCCTTTAGTGTTTTTATAGTATCAACCTACTAAAAGCTATGCTTACTTCTTAGTTCCGCTATTTACGAAACCATAGAACTTTTCAGCCGCTTCCAACACTTTATCAAGTCCTGGAAACTCTGGCATTGCTACTGATGAAACTAGTTCACCTGTCTTTTCATCACGCTTTGCGGAGACTTCCCAGCCTGCGAACTTAGCGTGGTATTCTTGTTCAACATGTTGTTTAGCAAGTGCTAAAACATCAGCACGGATTTCATATCCGTTTTTGTTGAATTTAACTTCTGGTAGTTTAGGTGTAAATTCTGACATGATTAAGCCGCCTTCTTAGGGTAAACTAAATCACCAGCATTTTTAACTAGAACTTCTGCGATTGACAAAGTTGTTTTAACTTGTCCTTTAGCAAATTCAGTTTGAGCATCAACTAATTTGATAAGTTCTGCTTGGAATTTCTTGTCAGTAACGAATGTATTGACAACTGTCTTTTTACTATCTTGGATAGTATCGATTAGTGTATTAAACATAATTTTTCCTTTGTGTGTGTATGTTTTCTTAAACGACAACCTTATCGTCTAAGTATTATTATATATCTCTTTTTACTTAAAAGCAATGAATTTCGGCATTCTTTTGCCCATATAGTCTGCTACCGCTAGATTACTATCTGCGGCTTCACTAATATAGGTAGTGATATTAGGGCTATCTAACTCTATATCAGCCATTGTTTCACCATGCTCGCTATGTATGTGTATGCTATGTTTTAGGCACAAATGTTTAATAGCACCATTTGTAGTCAAACAAACCATACAGCCTTTGAGCTTGTTATTAACACGACACCATTGTATTATACGTTTCATAAGAGCATTACCCATGCCTTGTCCTTGATATTCTTTTAGTACTGAAAAGGCCAGCTCCATTTCTTCCTGTAGAGCAATATGTCCTACAGCAACAAACTCTAACTCATTGTTTTCTATACAAAAAAGAATATTAGATGTATGATCGGCTTCAAACCGGTCACAAAGTTGGTCAAGAACAATGTCAGTAATCGGATACCCAAAGCGCAGTACCTTACTATCGGCATCCAAGGACTTAAGGTGTGTACGATACTTACCATATTCATGTGGCAGTACACGGCGAACTGTTGATAGCATCTCTTAATACCAGAAATGATTAGCGACCCTGGCTTTTGCGGCTTCTTGGCGAGCTTCCACAAAAGCATTCCATAGTTTGATAAGAGCCTGTTTCATAGACCGCGACCCCAATATATTGAATTGCTGTTTTCATATTGACGTGTCCAATGCTCTACTTCAGCGGCATTAGTTGGACGCTTGCTATTAATATATGCTTCTAGGTTTGATTGTTGTTTTACAGCGAAAAACTGGATAAGTTTTTTTAGAATTTTTGACATTTTGTGTCTCCTTACAAGTGTGTGTATGTAGTTTCTTTCTACTCAGTATTTACCATGAGAGGTGTTACAGTTTGATTAAACCCGGGCTTGATTTTACCAAATGATTACTGTATTATTGAAATAAATAAGACATAACGAGAAAGACTATGCGTAAAAGCACCCGTAGTATACTACAAGAATTAAGCGATGTTGGACTTAGCCGCGATACGGATCTAGTTGTAGAAAGCCGTGGCAGTAACATTATCGCCAGCGCAATTAACCTATTAAACATGATTCGTGAGAATTATGATGTTGAAACCGCCGCCGAGCTAGAACGCAGATTTATCAATTCAATCAAAGCCGCTGATGCTACTAAGTTTAAGCGTGGTATCAAACGTATCCAAGAAGACAAAAACTCACAGGTTTGAACCTAAACAGTCAAAATACGGCATATTTGCTGTATTTTTATCCAAAATACTAAATAATAATACGAAGGCTTACATGTGGTAAGCCGCTTACAGAGTGTAAGCAGTTTGGTAAAAGAGGAGACATATTATGCCAACATTAATCGACCCAAGTTTAACTTATTCACAAGTTAACGTAGCTGCAAACTATTTAAAAACAACACCAGGTTTCACAAACTTTGGTACACGTCAGTTGACAATCATCAACGTAGCATTGACAGGTATTGATACAACACCTACAATCGCTGGTAGTAACTTAACATTAGCTACTCGCGCTCTACAACAAAACGCTGAAGTTTATGCTGTTGGTACACCAACATCAGGCAATTGCCAATTCATCGTTGCGTTTGACACATTATGGGATGGTGCTAACTCAACAGCAATCATTTCTAACGGTTCATACGACAAACTAGAAGCCGCTATCAATGCAGCAACTGGTGGTACATCAACAGTTACAGCAGTAGCACTATAATTTCCAGGGATGGGAAGCAATTAAGGACCGCAAGGTCCTTTTTTGTTGGCCGCTATTAACTGATCAGTTAAATACCGTATGGAATATAAATTGTACACACTTGTTGATATTACCCACACTGGACAAAATCGCACAGAAGCTGGTAAGGAAGCACTACGTTGGAAGGAACAAAACTTTCAAACTGTGCTACAAATACTAGGCATTAGAGCAAATATATCATATTCACAATCACCAACTATGCTAGAAGTAGGCGGCCATGTAGCAGGGTTTGATACAGATGATATTATCCGTGTTTGGCGTTTTGATTTTACAACTGATAGAGATTTCCTATTTGAAAAAGATTCAGATCCAGTAGGGCATTTATTAGAAGATTTCCATCTAGTTCCTTACATAGCAGGTCTTGATGAAGTTATGGAACAAAAGTACGCTGTTTTCAATACACGTAATCCTGGAAAAAATATTTCATTTTTTAAAAAGTAATCTGGTGTTATAATAATCAACAGATAGTTATAAATAAAACTGTAGGCAAATATTAGGCACCCAATCATACATTAGGCACATGGCTCTTAAGGAGCACTTGACTTATCACATTGGAGAAAGCCTTGATGGCTACAGCAGTTAAAAAACCACGCACATCCGTAGAAGCAGTCCCTCAGCTAGCAACCTTGCCTGAGCGTGTCGCTGTGCTTGAAGTTAAAGTTACTAACATTGATGAAAAGATAGACGGACTTAAAGATAATCTATGTGACAATCATGATAGTATAATCGCAACTCTTAAAACTATGCGTGAAGAATCAACAGCGCAACACAACGAATTAGCAGGTAAAGTAAAAGACCTAGAAGGCTTTAAAAACAAATGGTTACGCTACGTAATGGTAGGTCTAGCATTTGCCGCTGGAGCAGGTTTTTTAGGTAGTCCAAGTTTCACAACAATTCTCAAGTTCTTAGGCCTCTAATACTGTTAAATACAGTATGAACGTTCAAGAATTATTCATCGATCCAAATCCGCATCATCATGAGCTGAACCCGGCTATTTGGGACGGCGACTCTATGCGTACAGAAGTACGACACCAATTATTAAAAATAGCTAAGAATTTTGTAGAGTTTCTTGAAACACCAAATTTAAAACTAAAAGATGTAACACTCAGTGGTTCTAGCGCAGGCTACAATTATAGTGACTATAGCGATATAGATCTACATCTAGTAGTCAACAGTGATGAAACATTTACACCACAAAAAATACACTACAACAATACACATGACATATCAATTAAAGGTATTCCTGTAGAATTATATGTACAGCCAGCAAGTCAGCCACATCATAGCGCAGGAATTTATAGTGTATTAGATAACAAGTGGATTAATAAACCAGAACATGTTGAACCTACTACTAATCCAAAAGATATTAAAAGCAAAGCTCGTAGTTACGCAGGCAAAATTAATAGTGCCATTCGTAGCCAAGATTTAGCTAAATGTAAACACGCTATGGACGAACTACGCAGACTACGTAAAGCAGGATTAGAAGCAGGCGGCGAACAAAGCGTAGAAAATCTAGCTTTTAAACTGCTCAGAGCTAGGGGACAAATTGAAAAATTGCGTAAATACATAGATAAACTAACAAGTGCTAAATTAAGCCTCGGGGAATAAAATGAAGATTAAAGATATATTAGTAAACGAAGATAATGGACAACCGTTTGGTAAGATTGCCAACGTTGATCAAGCTAATAAAAAAGTAACGTTTGAAAAACCAGATGGTACTAAAACGGATGTTCCTAGTTCAGCAGTAATGCCTGATCCAGATCATCCAGGACAGGTGTCCGTTGATTCGACTGCTACCCAAGGCGATTTAAAACCAGGGATGACTGGAACCACCGCAAGCGAAACATCAGAAGATGCTAGCGGTAGTGATCCCCAAACAGCACAGTTAACTCAGCTAATGAATCAAGCTAGAGAACCTTGGTTGAAAAAATTCTACGCATACCGTATTAATTACCTTAACGATCAAAAAGCCCTAGCAGGTGAACCAGGAGCAGGTATGGGAGCACCGTTAGACGCCAAAGGCAATCTAAAACCAGTTGAACCAGATCCAATGAAATGGATCCAACAAAACCCAAGTGTTGTTAAAGACATGCCGTTTGATGCGTTGCCTCCGGGGATGAAACGACCCGGAATGGTAGATAAGATCAAAGGTGCGTTTGGTATGGAAGAAACACACCACGACACTATTGCTAGTGGTAATCACGATGTAGGTGGTGACGCTACTGACAACTTTATCAATCAAGTGCGTGATAAAGGGTTTGAACGTGCTAATCGTAATAGCCCAGCGCAAGGTACACGTAGCCCGTTACCAGAAAGTGATGAACTTATGAAATGGTTAACTATCGCTGGTCTAAAATGAAAATAAATGATTTAATCTCAAACTTTGAGATATGGACTACAAACGAAGAAGCTAAGATACTTAAAAAATTACAGAAACCTGTAAGATTAAGTAGTCTTAGCGAACACGATCAATTCAAGATCGCTGCCATGATTCGTAAAAGTCTGGTAACTAAGTATGGTGAGAAAGATCCTACGATAGTTGCTAATGAAAAAAACAAATAAATCTAAAAGTAAAAAACCCAAAGACAAAGTTATCAAAGAGCTAGCACAGCACTTTGAGGAAGATATCAAACGAACTCTTCCTATAAGTATTCAGCCCAATGGTAGCATTGTATATAAAGACTATTACATCAAACAGAATGTCTATGAAAACTGGGCATTGTATAATCGTAATACTCACGATGTAATTGAACAGTTTTATCTAAAAACCAGCGCACTAATGGCAGCTAAGGCATATAATAATATACAATTAGAAAAGTTCTTTGAAATTAAGCGTTTAGACAATCAATATTGGGCAAACTATTGCGATACACTAATTTATCGTAATAATATTAAAAAAGCCAAAGACTTTAACAGATACCTAGTATTGTTAAATAAACTAGAACACACAGAGTTCCTCGCTGAACATTATAAGGAAGAGATTTCCAGAATGTTTAAGTGGAGTTTTGTATAAATACATAGAATAAGAGCTTAGGGAAACCATCATGCAAATTAGAGAATTATCAAAACCAGTAACAGCTAAACAACTCAACGAGAGCTTGGCTCAGAAGTTTGGCTATAAACTAAACCTTGAACAGTTTAGCGATGTTCAATTAGAAGATGCACGTAATAAACTACGTACAAAGATCAGCCAATTCGAACTTGAAGAAAGTTTTGATAGCGTAAATGAAAGCCCTGACTATCAAAAAACTAAGATCATGCTTGATTGCCTTAATCAAGAAATTCTCGAGCGTGAAATGAATGAAGGCGCAAAACCAGACTTTTTAGACTTAGACAAAGATGGCGACAAAAAAGAAGCCATGAAGAAGGCCGCTAAAGATAAGAAAAAGAAAACAGAAAGCATTGAACGTAATCGTCAAATCTATTTTACTAAAATCCGTAAAGACGCAACTGCTCACAAGATTCCAGAAAGCTGGATTGAGTCAGCAATTAGTCGTATTAATCTAGGCGAAACAGATGCTAAAGAATTAGTAGCAGAATTAACAACACGTTATGATTTATCAGAAAGCCAGGCAGTTAATGTAGTATACCTAAAAGAAGGTGAGGCAGAAAAGGCAGCTACTATTATGGCCACTAAAGATATGGTCGACCAAATTACCGGTTGGTTAGAAGACGTAGCAAATCTAAAAGCAGAAAAGCTATTAGAATTATTAGACTCTATAAGAGAAAATCAAGGTAGCGACGTCGCAAGCAAATACGAACAATCAGTTAAACCAGCATTAGATCAAATTTACTCAGCATTAGAACAAAGCCGTACAGGCCTTTCAACAGCACTGTCATTAATTTCAGGTGGTGAAATGCCTGACACAATGGGTGCTTCGTCTCCAGAGTTAGGCGGTGGTGCTCCAGAAGCAGGAATGGGTGCTGAACCTACTGTTCCAGAAGCAGGAATGGGAGCTCCAGAAGAAGCGGCTCCAGAAATGCCAGGACGTGAAAAACGTGAAAGCATTGACTATAGTCGCAGACTAGGCATTCTACTAGCTCAATCAAAAAAAAAGTAAGTGAAACAATCGATCCTTTGATCAATAGGCTGCAGGTTATGCAATCTGCAGCCAACAATTCCCACGAAGAAGAAACTGAAACTTGGGCTGAACTACAGCAAGCAGGTATCCCTATCGACTACGACCGATTTGCCGCTCGATGGGACACAGATCCACAACTAAAACAATTAGTAGCTCGTTTTGATGGCCAAGGAATTGTGCTTAAAACTAAAGCCAAACATCCAGAAATGAGTCAAGGTCAACATAAAGACCTAGTTGGACAAATGGCGAAATCCGCCACAAATAAAATGTTCAAATAGTTGACTTATAGATTAAGTTAGTATATACTTGCTCTATGACTCTACTCAAAGAACGGTTTAACTACACACCTATCAATAGACAAAGTGTAGAAGGTAAGCGTTTATACGCACTTCCAGATGGTACTAAGGTTCCTAGTGTAACAACTATTTTAGATAAAACTAAAAGCCAAGAAAAGATTGATGCGCTTAATAATTGGAAGAAGCGTGTAGGCGAAGCTAAGGCACAGGAGATTGTAACTGAAGCGGCAGGTCGTGGAACTAGGATGCACAAGTTCCTAGAAGATTATGTTAAGCAAGGTGTTATTAATGAACCTGGTACAAATCCATATAGCAAGCAAAGTCATATTATGGCCAAGCATGTTATTGAACATGGCCTCTGTAATGTAAATGAAGTATGGGGAGTGGAAGTTCCCTTATATTATCCCGGACTGTATGCTGGAACAACAGACGGGTGCGGACTTCATTTAAATGACGAAAGCATCCTAGACTACAAGCAAACTAATAAACCTAAACGTGAAGAATGGATTGAAGACTACTACTTACAGCTAACCGCCTATGCTCTTGCCCACAACGAAGTACACGGAACTAATATCCGTAAGGGTGTGGTACTAATGTGTGTTAGTCCTAAAATGAACGATAAATTAGAAATTATTGAAAGTCCTACATATCAGGAGTTTATACTAAAACCTGAAGATTTTAGCTATTGGGAAGCTAAATGGTGGGATAAAGTAGAACAATACTACAAGTATAACTGATAAATAAAAGAAACGGAGATTTACAATGACAACAGTTACTAGAGTTAATGGATCAGCAACACAGGTGGGTACACTTTACTCTCCTAATTGCTTTGCTTATCTTATTACAGTTAAAAATACATCAGGTACAGCAATTGATTTACAAACAGAAGATAGCTATGGCTCAAATGCTGTAGTCGGCGGAGTTATTGAATCAATAGTTGACGAAATTAATCCAACAGCATGGTTCGCTCCAGCAGATAATACTGGTAAAATCCATGTCATTTGCGATATGAACATTGACAGTGCTAGTGAACTTCAAACACGCATTCGTCGTATTGGCTTAAAATCAGACGGCACGACCAGTGTTGGTCCTAATACTATTGACATCAGTGGCACTACAGTGGCTTCTGCTAGTTCTATCACAGTTGCTTAATAAACTCCGTATTATAAAAGCCCTAGTTTTTGCTAGGGCTTTTTGTTTTTGTAAGTCATAAATATACTATAGAGGATATTTCCATGGCTGTTTATCAAATCTCAAGAATACAAATCCGTCGCGGACAAGCGAATAGTGGCACAGGATTGCCGCAGTTAGCCAGTGGCGAAATGGCTTGGGCTATTGATACACAGCAATTATATATCGGTAGTGGTGCTGTTAGCGAAGGAGCACCAGCTGTAAGTAACATTAAAGTTATTACAGAGAAAGATCTAGGACTTGAAGGCAGTCTACTAGGATTAGTACAGTATGTTTATGGTTCTTCAAACGCCGCTGTTGTAACTGGACCAAACGCAAATAGCCCAGTCGGTCGTGCTATTTCAATTAGATTAGATGACCAAGCAACTACAGCAGACTTTGGTACAACTGGTAATGGTACGACAGACGATACTGCAGCTTTACAACGTGCTATCGATCAATTATTTTTAAATCCAAGTAATCCAGCTAACTTGTCTACAGCAACTAGCAGTCGAGTAATTTTATCAATACCTGCTGGCAAATTCTATATTAGTAGCACAATTTATATTCCAAGTTATGCTAGCCTAATAGGTGCCGGTATTGATAAAACTATTATTGATTATCATCCATCACAGGTTTCTATTGTAGGTTCAACAACTATATCAAACCCTATATTAGCAACAACCGGTGCCACTGCTAGTATGCTAAATCAACTAGTAACAGGTAATGGCATTCCACCTAACACCTATGTATCAAATGTAGTAGCCGGTGTTAGCATAACTTTAAGTAATTCAGCAACACAGTCACTAGTAGGTCAAAGTTACACTGTTACAGATCCTAAGCCAGCATTTCAATTTGTTAATACACATTCAACACCTGGTAATCCTGATCCATCGTTGGCAACTGGTGAAACAGATCAACCACATAATATACAAATTTCTGGCTTGACTATTCAAACAGCTACTGGTCTTAACACTACGCTACAGTTAAATTCTGTTAGAGAAAGTTTATTTGAAAATATTAAATTAATCGGCGGTTGGACTGGAACAAGTAGTTCAAACAGTGTCGGTATTGGTATGTCAGCTGTTAGCTCTCTAATAACTTGTGAAAATAATCTTTTCAAACATATTGTAATTAAAAACTTTAATTACGCTGTGTATGCTCAATTAGATATTTTTAATAATACATTTGATAGTTTCCATGTTTCAAATTGTCTACAAGGTTTTACATTAGGTCTTAATGGTGCTAATACATTAGCGAATCCTTATGGTCCAAGACAGACTGAAATCGTTAACACAAAATTTTATAATATCAAACAACAGGCAGTATATGTTGACACTGGCACTAGCACAGTTGTTAGAGATTGCAAGTATGTTAACGTAGGTAATAATGGAAACAATAACACAGCAAGTCAATATCCACAAGTTTATTTTAATTCATATGGTAATGCGACCTACAATGATCAAAGTGATCGCCACTCAGATCTAAGTAATCCAAACACATCAGCTAATGCTACATATGCTTTAATACCATATGTTCCAGAAGTTAGTGGACATAGTGTTTATACATACAATTCTACTAAGACAATTAATTTAATCCAGTCAGCGACCTATGTACAGATTTTAAAATTGCCTGTACCTTGGTTGCCATCTCCAACAGATAGAACTACTGGCCCAACTGGACAAATAACTTATACTATTAATTACTTGTATACTAGCTTGTCGAATACATTTAGTAGAAGCGGTACTATAACAATTACAGCAGACGTTACTAATAATCAAATCCAATTAAATGACGAATATAATTTTGCTGGCGTCGATGCCAGTGATGTTAATGCTACCTATTTGGATTTCAAAGCTCAGTTTTTAGACACAAACGGGGCAATCACAGCAGGTTCTCCTTGGACTATTGTTCTCAGCTATGTTAATAATCTGTCAGGCGATACTGGCGTATTGAATTATACATACACATCAATCTGTTAACCAAAACCCTAGCGTTATTCAAAAAATACGTATATAATTTACTTTATTGTCATGATAAGGAAAATTGTTTTTGAATATCACACTCAAACCACGCCTAAACCACTGTTGTTCAATAGAATTTATTGGGCGTCGTTGTCTGTAATAAATACTACCTAGACTAATTAAGTACAATACAAACTAATCAAAATTTTCATAAAGTATCGGACGATGACAAAGATAACAGTAATAAAAAGAAATGGTAATAAAGAAGAGCTTGCTGTAGAAAAATGGCAAGCTCAAGTGGCAAAGGTTTGTAAAGGTATAGCTGATGTCAGTCAAAGTATGATTGAGATTAAGAGTCAGCCGCATTTCTATGACGGTATTACTACACAAGAAATTGACGAAGTCACTTTACGAGCCATTGTTGACTTAATCGATGTAGAACATAACCCAGATGTTGGTCATACTAACTACCAATATGTAGCAGGCAAACAACGTTTGTCAATGCTACGTAAAGACGTATATGGCTCCTACACAGTTCCTCACCTTTATACAATCGTAAAGAAAAATGTTGAAGTAGGTCTATACACTCCAGAACTTCTTGAATGGTATTCAGAAGACGATTGGAACAAGATGGATGAAATGTTAGACCATGAAAAAGATGAACAGTATAGTTATGCGGCTATCGAGCAGTTGATTGAAAAGTATTTGGTACGCAATCGTGCGACAAAGGAAATATATGAAACTCCTCAAATTAGGTATATGGTGGCCGCGGCTACTGTGTTCCATAAGGAAGAACCGAATAGCGCAAGAATGCGTTACATTAAAGAATACTATGCGGCAGCATCCGATGGCTTGTTTACTCTTGCTACACCTGTCCTGGCTGGCCTTGGCACTCCGACTAAACAGTTTTCTAGTTGTGTGCTTATCCGCAGTGACGACGATCTGGATAGCATATTTGCTTCTGGAGAGATGATGGCAAAATATGCCAGCAAACGTGCTGGCATTGGTTTAGAGATCGGTCGCTTGCGTCCGTTAGGTAGTCCCATCCGTGGTGGCGAAATCATGCACACAGGTATGATTCCGTTTTTAAAGAAATGGTTTGGTGATTTACGTAGTTGTTCACAGGGAGGAATCCGCAATGCTTCAGCCACAGTATTTTATCCTATTTGGCATCATCAGTTTGACGATCTTATCGTTCTCAAGAATAATCAAGGAACTGAAGAAACTCGAGTCCGACACATGGACTACGGAGTCGTACTATCAGCCTTCTTCTGGAGAAGATTCAAAAACAAAGAAGACATAACATTCTTTGACCCAAACGAAGTTCCCGACTTGTACGAAGCATTTTATAGCAACACAGAAAAATTTGAGCAACTATACATCAAATACGAAAAACGTACAGACTTACGTAAGAAAACAATGAATGCCGAAGATGTATTTAAAGGCGGTATTCTAAAAGAACGTACAGACACAGGACGTATCTATCTTGTGTTTATTGACAATGTACAAAATCAAGGGCCATTTGATCCCGAGTACCATACCATTTACCAGAGTAACCTATGTTGTGAAATACTTTTACCTACTAAGCCATTTAAGCGTCTCGATGATGATGCTGGCCGCATTGCTCTTTGCACTCTTGGAAGTATTAACTGGGGTGCGTTCCGTAATCCTGAAGACATGCGCCGTGCTTGTCGCATCCTTCAGCGCAGTTTATGTAATATATTGGACTATCAAGATTTTCTAAGTATTCAAAGTAAGTTAAGCAATGACGAGATTCAGCCACTAGGCATCGGTGTTACAAACTTAGCCTACTGGCACGCTAAACGTGGACTCAAGTATGGTGACAAAGATGCCTTACAAGACGTTAAGAGCTGGATGGAACATCAAGCATTTTACCTAACAGAAGCCACTGTTGAGCTGGCAAAAGAACGTGGTCCATGTAAAGATTCAGCTAAAACACGATATGGCCAGGGCACATTCCCCTGGGAGCTAAGAGCTAAAGGTGCTAATGAACTAGCAGATTTTACACCCGAACTTGACTGGGAAACACTACGCACTAACATGAAACAGTACGGTGTACGCAATGCCACACTTATGGCAGTTGCTCCAGTCGAAAGCAGTAGTGTTGTTATAAACAGCACTAATGGAATTGAAATGCCTATGAGCCTGATTAGCACAAAGGAATCAAAAGCAGGATCGTTTACACAAGTCGTACCCGAGTATCATAAATTAAAGAACAAGTATCAACTAATGTGGGAACAGAAAGATTGTGACGGTTACTTAAAGACAGCGGCTGTACTTGCAGCCTATGTGGATCAAAGTATCAGTACAAACACTTTCTATAATCCAGCACACTTTGCGGATCGTAAAGTTCCAACTACATTGATTGCTAAGAATTTAATGCAGGCTCAATTATGGGGTTTGAAAACATTTTACTATAGTTTAATTAACAAAGCAGGTAGTAAAGCAGTTGCTGAAGAAGCACCTACTATGTTAGAAGTAATTGATTTTGACGATCAAGAAGACTGTGAGGCTTGTAAGCTATAATGGACGCATACGATATACATCAAGAAATATTTAAAGCCTGGCAACAGTTAGCACATAAAACAGATGCCAGTACCATTAAAAAGAATTTCTCAGAAGTACCAGTTTGGGTTGATGGGAAACAAGTTAAACGAGTAGTAATAATAGATGGGCAATTAGTGTTAGAAACAAAATGAGTTATTCTGATAAAGTTATAGATCATTATGAAAATCCTCGTAACGTTGGTAGTTTTGCCAAAGACGAGCCCGGTGTAGGCACAGGTATGGTCGGGGCACCTGCTTGTGGTGACGTAATGAAATTACAAATAAAGGTAGACGAAGATGGTATTATTAGAGATGCTCGTTTCAAGACATATGGATGCGGTTCCGCAATCGCTTCTAGTTCACTCGTTACAGAGTGGATCAAAGGAAAAACCTTGGATCAAGCACAAGCTATCAAGAATAGCGACATTGCTGAGGAACTTGCGTTACCACCAGTAAAGATACACTGTAGTATACTAGCAGAAGATGCCATCAAAGCCGCAATAGAAGATTATAAAAAGAGACAACAATGAGTCAAGCACAATACAATTTAAATACAAAGACAGACTATCTATCACGTAAGATGTTTCTAGATCCAGCAGGACCAGTTACTATTCAACGGTTTGAAGAAGTAAAATATAAAAAGATAGCAGACTTTGAAGCAACAGCACGTGGTTTCTTTTGGCAGCCAGAAGAGATTAGCCTAAGCAAAGATGCTAATGATTTTAAAGATGCTAGTGAAGCTGTTAAGCATATCTTTACTTCAAACCTATTGCGTCAAACAGCACTAGATAGTTTACAGGGACGTGGCCCAAGCCAAATCTTTACACCTGTTGTAAGTTTACCAGAACTAGAAGCATTAGTTTATAATTGGACATTCTATGAAACAAATATTCATAGTAAGAGTTATAGCCATATTATCCGTAATGTTTATAATGTTCCTAAGGATGTTTTTAATACGATCCACGATACTAAAGAAATTGTAGATATGGCCAGTAGCGTTGGTAACTATTATGATGCCCTACATCTGATCAATTGCCGTAAGGAGGCAGGCGAAAAGATTAATGAACGTACACACGTTAAAGCAATTTACATGGCATTACACGCCAGCTATGCTTTAGAAGCATTCCGCTTTATGGTTAGCTTTGCTACAAGTTTGGCCATGGTGGAGAACAAGATCTTCATTGGCAATGGTAACATTATCAGTTTGATCCTACAAGACGAATTATTACACAAAGGCTGGACAGCCTATTTGATCAATCAAGTGGTCAAAGAAGACAGTCGATTCGCTGAAATTAAAGCAGAGTGTGAACAAGAAGTATACCAGTTATACATGGATGTTATACGTGAAGAAAAGGATTGGGCTGACTATCTATTTAAAATGGGCCCAGTTATTGGTTTGAACGCTAACATTCTAAAAGACTTTGTAGACTACACAGCAGTAGGAGCATTAAAAGATATTGGTATTAAGTATCAGCAATCTGCGCCAAAGTCTACACCAATTCCTTGGTTTAACAAACATAGCGATACTAGCAAGAAGCAAACTGCTTTACAAGAAAACGAATCAACTAATTATGTTATCGGCATTATGTCCGAAACACTTGATTACGAAGAACTACCAAGTTTATAATTAAACCTATGATTACAATTTACTCAAAATACAACTGCCCATTTTGCGATAGAGCAAAGGCATTATTAGAAAGCAAAGGTGTTGAGTTTAAAACTATTAACATCGAAGACGAACCAGAAGCTCGTGAACACTTAGTTGATATGGGCCTACGCTCTGTCCCTCAAGTGTTCAAGGACGGTGTTCTATTGCCAGGTGGCTTTCAAGGTCTTGCTGGCAAAGACGAAACATTTTTTGAATCACTAAAAGGATAATATGTTAATTTCAAAAGGCGTAACAGCAGGTGAAGTAATCACCTTAAAACTAACTAGCGGCGAGGAAATTGTTGCTAAGTTGTCAGAAGAAACTGATGCTTACTACAAACTATCAAAACCAATGGTGATTGGTATGGGGCAACAAGGCCCGGGACTAATGCCATATTTGTTTACAGTTAGTCCAGATGCCGATGTTAAACTTTCTAAAATCACTGTAACAGTAGCAGAGCCTACTGATCAGGCGTTTGCTAAACAGTTTATCGAATCTACAACAGGTATTAAATTAGCTTAAATACTAGTTTAAGGATCCTTATATGACATCGCCTTCGTACTCGCAAACTCCAAATACAGGAATAGCATTTGATCAGAGTGCGTATCTTGAAAGAATAGCCACTGCTTTAGAAACAATGGCAACAAATAGTACTGCTATTAAAAATTCAATAGCAGATATAGATACAAAAATTTCTACCATAGCAACGCAAGTAACTACGTTAACCACACAAGTAACTACGTTAACTACTAATAGCACTACTATTACAGGACTAGCAACAGGGCATGGAATTCACTTTGTTGGCCCGTACGACTGGCTGGGTTTAATTAATGTTTATAAATCCTTAATTGAACAAGGTAATGTTACAAGTACGCAAGGTAATGTTAGTTCCGATGCCCAAGCGGCAGCATTAGCGGCGGTGTCATCGTATATTACTAAAATACAAAACTTTCCAACAGGATTTGGATCATAATGCCACCAGTTTCTAGAAAAGGAATCGATACCGCAGGCGGATCTCTACAAGTAGGATCGCCTAATGTATTGTATAATAACTCGCCAGTTGCTCGAATCGGTGATGCTATAGCATCGCACGGTAAAGATCAACATAACCACCCTGTTATGGCAACAGGAAGTAACAATGTGTTTGTAAATGGTATTCCATTATGTAGAGCTGGAGATGTCGCATCATGCGGCCATCCAATATCTGGATCAGGGAATGTCATTGCAAATGGTTGACATTTATTTTTCAAGACGCTAAAATCAACATAAGTAATTTTACCTAATTAAGGAGAAGTAAAAATGGCTACAAACAAATACGCAGAATTCACTGCAATCATCGAAGCAATGGAATCGGATTTTGAAAAGTTTTATGATAAAGAAGTAGGTGCCGCAGGTACTCGCGTTCGTAAGCATTGTCAAGATTTGGCTAAGTTGTGTAAGGAAACTCGTAACGATGTTACAGCAGTTAAGAATGCTCGCAAGGAAGCAAAATAATATGAAAAAACTATTAGCAATTGGATTGATCATTGCTAGTACTTCAGCAATGGCAGACGGCCACGGTTACTATCGCGGTCCGTCACATGGATACTGGCGTCACGAAGGTGGCGGCAATTGGGGTTGGGTTGCTCCTGTTGTAGTCGGAGGAGTTATCGGCTATGAATTAGCTAGGCCTGCTCCTGTGATCGTACAACAAGTTCCACCTCCGGTTGTT